GTGAGTTTCACGCCAGGTATCCGAACCACCAGGCTGGGATCGTGATCTACGGCGATGCTTCGGGCCAAAAGTTACAGACCGCAGGCACGACCGACTATCAGATTATTCGAGAGTACTTCCGCCGGACGGCTTATAGAAATCTGAAGTTCCGCGTTCCGGCGAGTAATCCGAGCGTGCGTGAGCGTGTGGCACTTGTAAACGCCAAGCTCTTCTCGGCGAACGAGGAAGTAAGTCTGTTCGTAGATCCCCGATGCAAGGGTCTGATCTCGGACTTCGAAGAGGTTACGTTCAAGCCGGACAGCAGCATTATCGACAAGGAAAAGGACGCGAAACGAACGCATCTTTCGGACGCACTCGGTTACTTGGTCTGGCAGGAGTGCCGGCAGCAGCCGTCGTTCGGCGAGCAGGACAAACGATTACTGTAGATGAGCTTCGACATCAATCACGAGCACCCGGAGTACGCAGCCAAGCGTATCGTGTGGCGGCAATACCGCGACCTGTATGCCGGCGGCGAGCAATTCAAGGCCAGTGCCGACCAGTACCTGGTCCGGCGCCAGAAAGAGCCGGGAGACGTTTACGCGGAACGGTTGAGCCGAACCTTCTACGAGAACTACATCGGGTCGATTGTAGATTGGTACGCCGCGACGTTATTTCGGCGTGAGCCGGTGGTCGCTTTTGAAGGCAAAAACGAGCGCGCGAAGCGTTTTTTTGGCGATTTTATAGAGGATTGTGACCGCAAAGGAAGCCACTTAGCGGAGTTTTTCAGGCGCCAATTCGTTGAGGCACTGGTTTGTGGGAAGAGCTACATTCTTGTTGATTTTCCACGACTTGGCTTGCCGGCCGGGAACCGCGCGGAGGAGGACGAACGAGGAGCATCTCGCGCGTACTTAGTAAGTTACACGGCCGATGAGTTGATTAACTGGAGTTACGACGAGCACGGCCAGTACCAGTGGGTCGTGCTAAGAACTCACAACCTCAAGAAAGAAAAGATCGAGGACACGAGCTGGGCGAAACAAACCCGCTGGGTTTACTACGACAAAGAAAATTATAGGATTTACGAGCGTTCCGATCAAGGCACTGATAAGTCACAGGTTAACGTGGTGGCTGAAGGACGGCATGGGCTCGGGAATCAATCGCGAGTGCCCTTAGTGGAACTTCGGGTTTCTGAAGGGTTATGGCTGCTAAATAAGGCTGGATCGCTGCAACTGGAGCATTTCAATAAGTCCAACGCGCTTGGTTGGGCGCTGACAATGGGCCTTTTTGCGATGCCCGTTGTTTATTCCGAGCGCGACTGGAACCAGGTGATGGGCGAGTCATATTACATCCAACTTGGTCCCCAGGATCGATTCGGATGGACCGAACCTGAAGGTCATGTGTACCAAATCGCTGCGGATAATCTGGCGAGACTGCAAGAGGAGATCTACAGGGTTTGTTACGTGACGCACGCCGGGACGTCGCTCTCGGGCAATAGCGCACAGTCCGGCATCAGCAAGCAAAGAGACTACGCGATTACTCAGGAGGTCCTGAGGGCTTACGGCGATGCAGTGAAAGACGCCATCAAGCGCGTTTTGAGGGCCATCGAAGCTGCACGGGAAGACGGTCTTGGCCTGGACGTGTCGGGCATGGACGAGTTCGATATTGGGGATTTCGGCACTGAATTAGACGATGCCGAGAGGCTACTGAAGTTAGGAATCGACTCACCAACTCTGACAAAGCAGGTCTTCAAGAAATTGGCATTCCAGTTCCTGTGTGACTTGAGGCAGGACGTGAAAGACAGGATCGGGCGGGAGATCGATCAGGCGAAATAAAGGAGGCTCATGGACGAATCGAAAAAGGGAGAGACGGAGTTGCGGTCGGTTGTCCGCAGCGTGATTGAAGAGTTTGTGCGGGCGGAGCAGACGAAGGCGGAACCTGCTTATAAAGCTGAGCTGCTGGACGAGCGTAAGCGACGCGAAGATTTAGAAAAACGCGTCAACGAGTTAGTTCAGGAAAACCAGCGGAGCCGGCAAATTGCGGAGGAGGCGGACCGAAGCGCAGCCGTTCGTGCTGAGCTTCAAAAACTGGGCGTCGCCAAAGTTGACCTTGCCTACCGAGTTGTGAAGGACGACATTCAACGGGCAGAAGACGGGCGGCTAACGGTGAAGGGTGCGCAAGGTGAGGTCCCGGTCCGCGAATACCTCGCCCAATTCGTGCAGGAGAATCCGGAGCTGCTGCCGGCGCGAATCACTGGCGGATCGGGTATGGGAGCGGGAGCAAAGATCGCGCCCACCTCAAGCGTGCTCGATCTGGACAAGATCAAGCCCGGAATGAGTCCCGAAGAGCTGGATAAGGTCCGGGAAGAGATTTCGCGCGTGGCAAATCAGACGCTACGCGGATCGTGAAAGTGTTTTGGGGACAAAGTGAGAGCAGGAAGAAAAGGAAACAAGGATGCCAGCAATTACATCAGCCAACGTTGCAAACGCAATCGTTAAGTTAGTAGCGGTGGATGCGTTACCGGCGCTCGTCGGTAACCTAATAATGGGAAACTTAGTTAACCGGGATTACGAAGCGACTCTCGCACAGGCCGGAGATACTGTCAATGTACCTATCCCGCCGACTCTGGTAGCCAACAACATCGCAGAAGGCGGCACGGTACAGACGCAGAACGCCAACCTCGGCAACGCGCAGATCGTGCTGAACACTCATGCTGAGGCGACATTTCAGATACCGGACGTTACAAAGGTCCTGGCTGTTCCGGATCTGCTGAAGTTATATATGCAACCGGCCGTGGTGGCGCTGGCCGAACGGATCGAGACGGATCTTTTGGGCCTATACTCGCAATTTAGCGCGAATGCGATTGTCGGCCTTCCTGGCGTCGCGATTACCGAGGCGACGATTGACACGGCGGAGACATCTCTGTTCCAGGCCAAGGTGCCAGCGAGCGCAGGAAAGTATCTGGTTGTTGATCCGGCGACGTATTCGGCTCTCAGACAGATCCCCCGCTTTAGCGAATATTACACTGCTGGAGAAGCTGGGCTGCGCGCGCTGGTGGACGGCGCGGTCGGGAAAATGAAGGACTTCTTCGTCTTCCGGTCACAGTTCATTGCGAAGACAGGGAGCTCGCCAGTAACCACACACAACCTGGCGTTTGCACGAGATGCCATTGGGCTGGTGATTCGAAGGCTGCCGCAGCCACTGCCCGGAACAGGCGCGATTGCCGAATACGCAGAAATGGGCAATTTCGGAATCCGCGTTGTGATGAGCTATCAGCCCAACACTTTAGCTCAACAGTTCACCGTTGATGTGCTGTACGGGTGCGCGGTGCTTCGGAATGCATTCGGAGTGCATGTCGAGAGCTAGGTAGCCCCTTACAACAAGAAAGCGAACGGATGCATCTAGTGTCCGTTCGCGATTTGAACGGGAGACCCATGGACTTAAGAGTGTTCTATCAAAAACTCAGAAAAATCGAGCAAGAGATCGCCGATCCACACGTGGTGGTAGTAAGTAACGAGACGCCGGATGGCGGGAAGGCGGGACAGAAGACCGAAGTGTCGCGTGCCGGCGCTGCAAGGTTGATTCTCGAGGGACGGGCCCGTCTTGCTACTCCCGAGGAAACCAGCGGATATCGCGGCGCGGTGGAGCAGGCGCGTCAGGAGGCGGAACAACGCGCGATGGCGCAGAAGATCCAAGTGAACGTCGTCTCGGAAAGTGACTTTCGCGCGATCAAGGGCGCGACAAAGCTGGAGAAGCGCTAGGCAGAGGCAGGTACCCATGGCTCTCTTCACTGACGGACCTGTCAACGGAGCGGCGGATCTCCAAAACTACGAGAGCGGCATTCTAAACGTCGCCAGCACTGAGGGAATCGACGTCAGCGTAAAGAGCGCACTAGCACAAAGCGAGATCGCCACAGAATTGACTTTGTTCTTGCGGCGCAGGTTTCAGATGGCGGATTTTCAGTGGACGATAACGGTCCATCGGACCATTGGTTTAGAAGATGTCGTCGTAACGGACCCGTTGCGGCAATGGCACGCATATAAGACTCTCGCATTCGTCTATCATGACGCCTACAACAATCAACTGAATGACCGGTATCAAGGGAAGTGGAAGACGTACGCGCAACTCGCCAAAGACAGCTCGCGCAGCTTCTTTCAAATAGGCGTTGGCCTGGTGGCCGGACCAATTCCGAAGGCGCCGTTACCGACATTGAGTACGGTGGTCGGGACGGGAGGCGATGGGACGTTTTATGTCGCGACAACGTGGCGAGTCGATTCCGGCGAGCAAGGCAGTCCCAGCGACATGACGCGAATGACGGTCGGCGCAGGCCAGCAGCTAGTGGTTGGGACGGGCAAGGCACCCGCCAACGTCACCGGATGGAACGCTTATGTCGGCGTGACTCCAGATTCAGTCACGTTGCAAAATACCGCTCCAGTCGCGATAGGAAATACTTGGACCATGACCGCTGGAATCATCCAAGGCGTTCCTCCTGGCGACGGGCAAACACCCACCTGGTTTCTTGTGGACGACCGCGTGATT